GGCGGTAGTTACGACCTGATCGTCATTGACGAGCTTTGGAATGTGTCGCAACAATGCGTAGACGACTGTCTAAAACCGTCTCAGATTGCTAAAGCAAATTCGCATTTGGCGCAATTCAGTACCGCTGGCGACGAGTCAAGTTTGGCAATGATACAAACCCGTGAGACATGTTTGCGTGATCTTGACGCTGGTATTACTGGCGCTTGCTATCTCGCTGAATGGAGCATGCCGCCCGGCTGTCACGGCGAAGAATATTGGGGCTATGCAAACCCTAGTTTGGGTTTAACAGTGCAGCTAGACGCCCTTAAACTTGCCTCGACTAAAGACAGCTTTAACCGCCAGCACCTCAACCTTTGGTCAAGTGCTAAGGGCAGTTGGATTGACGCCGCAGACTGGCAGAAACTAGCGACAGATGACGCCATGCCTGACGGCGGTATTTTGGCTTGCGACGCTTCAGCAGACCAAAACCGTTTTGTAGGCGTCAGGGCTGTAGTCGCTCAAGATGTTGTCCAGCTTAAGGTTGAATTTATTGTTGACAGCATGTCGGAAATGTGGCAGGAAATTGAACGGGTTATGACTGATCAGACTGTGCAACTGTTGATCGGCCCAACCTACGAAATTCATGTGCCGAAACCTTTGGCTCGACGTTGCACGACAGGCGGCCAAAAAGAGCTAGTCAAATATACGGGTTTGGTTAAAGCCATGATCGCCGAAAGTAAAGTACGGCACCGGGGCGAAAGAACTTTGGCAGAGCATGTCTGTAGGGCAGTCCAAATTCGTACTAGCGACGGCGTCATGATCTCGTCGCATAGGTCACCCGGTCCGATAGAGCTGGCTCGCTGTGCAGTACTGGCTATCGCTAAAGCGTCACGGCCTAGAGTCGTAGGTAAACCTATGCTTGTAGTCTCAGGGACATAGCGCAAGGCGTATGGGTTAGAGTTTGCTGAGGTTCGGCCTGAGCGTCGGGTTTGGGCCGAGCCTACCTAAAGGACATCATGGGAATTTTCAGCAAAGTCACTAAAGCAGCGATTAGTCCACCAGTAGCAAAAGCGGCGGCGTCAGGTGGATACGCCACACAAAACAACAAAGGCGTAGGCAACTTCTACAACTACTCAGCTGGGCAGGCCCGAAACAAAGCCATGTCTGTCGCTGCCATTTCTCGGTCCCGTGACCTCATGGCCTCAGTCCTGGCATGCATGGACTTAAAGATGTATACCGAAATTTGGAACGGTTCCGAAATGGAACAGGTTCCGCTTGCACCTCGATCATGGCTGTCACAACTTGACCCTAAAATGCCTAATAACTTTTTGTTCCCTTGGGTATTTGACGACCTATTTTTTTACGGTCGAGCGTTTCTTTACATAACAGCTAGAACAGCTGACGGTTACATGGCCTCCGCAACCCGTTTGCCTCAGGGTTCCGTTAGCTCAACCGATATGTCAGAACCTGTATGGTTTGGTAAATCTGACGAAATCTATTTTAACGGCAACAAAATACCTACCGAAGATGTCGTGCAAATCCTGTCGCCGACACAGGGCATGATCTACATGAGTGAGCAAACTATTGCTACGGCCCTGAAACTTGAAGAAGCCCGGTATCGCAACAGCTCTAGCGCTATCCCTGCTGGAGTCTTAAAGCAGACTGGTGGCGAACCTTTGAGCGCCACAGAACTAGCCGATCTTTCGGCGGCCTTTAATGCGGCCCGAGCAACTAATCAAACTGCAGCCTTAAACGAGTTTTTGACGTACACAGAAACAAACGCTACGCCCGACAAAATGCTGTTGATTGAAGCCGCCAACTATCAAGCTTTGGAATGCGCTCGACTGTGCAACGTGCCGCCATACCTGCTGGGTATTTCTACAGGTTCCTACGCCTACACAAACAGCCAAAGCGCCAAGTCTGATCTATGGACTTTCGGTTTGTCAATGTACGCCGACGCCATAACCGCCGCCTTAAGTCAACAGTTGCCTAGGGGAACCCATTGCGAATTTGACTTTAGAAAATACCTAATGGACTACACAATGCCCGAATATGGTAACAATGATATGCCAAGAGAAAACACTCAGGAGAGCCTCGCATGATCAAGTTTAATCTGTCTAACTTCACCCTTGACGCTGCCGCACCCGGCGAACCAGCTCGACGCACTATCACTGGCACAGCTGTCCCTTACAACACTTTTGCAACCGTCCAAGACGGCACACGCATTTCCTTTGCCCCAGGCAGCCTTCCTACGACAGGCAAAATGCCAAAACTGTTTATGTACCACGACTCAACTCAGCCCGTCGGCCTTGTCACCGAGCGAGTAGATACCGCCGAAGGCATGATGTTTACCGCCAAAATTAGCAACACCCGTCTAGGCGACGAGGCCCTAGTTTTAGCCGCTGACGGCGTTCTAGATTCAGTGTCCGTAGGCGTCAACCCGATCACGTTTAAATATGACGACAACGGCGACATGATCATCTTAAGCGCTTCTTGGATAGAGACGTCGCTAGTTCCCACACCTGCATTTGAAGGTGCTACCATCACCCAAGTAGCGGCGTCTGCACCTGACGAAGAAGCCGAAGAAGAAGTTACAGAACCTGAAACCGAAACCGAAAAGGACGAAACCCCAATGGAAATTCAAGCAGCTGCCGCACCTGAGGCCACAATTCCTACCACACCAATTTTTGCTCAACCTAAAAGAGGTTTTGCTATGCCTTCGGCAGCCGAGTACATGGCGGCTATGCACCAGGGCGGCGACACTTGGGTACGAGTTAACCGTGCCTTTAAAGAAAATTTGCTTGAAAAGTCATCGGCTTACGAGTTTGCTTTGGCTCAGGACTTGACGACGGACACCGCTGGATTGTTAGAGCAGAGACTGCTCGGGCCTGTCATCCAAGACCTAAACTTTATGCGCCCTACGGTCACAGCGCTGGGCGTATCGGCAATGCCGTCCACCCCTTCAAAGACGTTCACTCGCACAAAAATTTCGCAACACACCTCAGTTTCCACACAAACTGAAGGCTCTGCTGTTTCGTCAACCAAAATGACTTTAAGCGCTAACACCGTCACAAAATCTACTCAAGCTGGCGGCGTTTTCATTTCGCAACAGGACATTGACATGACAGCAATCCCAGCGTTGCAAACGATCATTAACGATCTCACTGGCGAATACATGATCCGCACCGACGACGTTTGCTCTGACGCTTTAGTGACAGCTGCAACAGCGTCTGGTAGCACATGGACTTTCGCACAGACTGACCCAACCTCACTGGTTGACGCTTTGTACGACGCCGCTCGAGAAATGGCTGAGGACACTAACTACTTCCCAACCCACATTTACTGCGCGCCTAACGTATGGGAAAAATTGGGCCGTCAATTAGACGTTGATAAGCGTCCTTTGTTTGGTTATGTCGGCGCTAACAACAACATCGTCACTAACGGCCTTGGCGGTTCAACTGGTTTGAACTACAACAGCATGAACCCACTCGGCCTTGAAGTCGTAGTTAGCAACAACTTTGCTTCCGGCACAATGATTGTGGCTCATACTCCTAAAGGCTCACCAACCTCAGCTTTCTCCTTCTATGAGGACATCAGAGGAATTATGAGCAATGAGGACGCAGAGCTTCTCGGTAGGAATGTAACCTTCTACGGTTACATTGCCACGTTTGCAAACATTCCTGTCTGTATTCAAGCGATCACTACCGCATAGTCGAAAGGCGGCCTAACCGCCCATGGCTGTTTACCAAATAATCTTTGCGCAACTCATAAGCAATTATGCAGTAGTTCAAACCCTAACTAACCCTGAAATTGAACCGGGCGAAAGCATTACCGTCGCCAGTGTCTCGGCAACTTTTAACGGCGTAAAAACCGTTTACGCTATGCCCCAATACGAGTTTATTGGCGTAGACACTGACGGCGATCTGCTTTACAACACCAGCAACCCGATACCTAATCAGGTGCTTTACTATGTCGCCGGCACAGACACCAATCGTTTTCCTGTCATACCTCAGGGGACGCTAAC